TGTGTTTCCTTATTGAATAATCAATGTTTTTATCATAATGTCTTGAATGAGTGCCATCTTCAAATCCTATATCAGTTCTTTCTTTTGTTGCACCTGTATAAATCCAATTAGTAGCCTGGTAAATATAGCCATTATGGCTCATTTTTGTATCAGCATAGCTTACCAATATCATATCTTTATTTATTAATTTTAAACATTTTGATACAAAATAACTTAGTACATTTTTTTCTAATCCTTCATTAATGCAAAGTCTATTTAATTCATAAACATAATTTGAATATTCTTTACCGCAAATTCCATCACATAATTGCGGAGAGGCAGGTTTGCCAATAGTTAATATGCCAACTAATAAATTATCATTATATAAACCAAATGAATAACTAATTGAGGGTATTCTTTTTGCATAATGTTTGTATAATAACCAATCATAGCATAAATAAGAACTAATAGATATTACTTTATATTTATCTTTCATAGATTTAAAAATGCCCCCACCGTATAACGAACACCCCTGTTTGTTATTAATGTTTTAGTGAGGGCAATATTTTATTTTGTTTTTAAATAGTTAATCATAGCGTTACGATTATTTTCTTTGTCTATGTCTTGGCTTGTTCGGTTACTATCGCCCATCGCTTTAAATTGTGCGTGTGCTTCCTCTTTACCGTTCATATATGCTAAATGCCTTTCCTCCCTATATTTTTCCAACATTTCAAAGAATGTAGGCATATCCATACGGTCATAAACTTTGCCGTATTTGTATTTTACCATTCCTTCCAAGAATAAAAGTAAATCCTGGATAGCAAGTTGGTCTTGTTCAGCTTCATCTAATATTGCATAAGATAAATCAGCGATTTGTTCAGGAGTCATAGCAACCCTTAAATTAAAGTTATTTAATGCTCTTGTAATTGACTTACTTAATACCGCTGCAATTTTATCGTTACCGTATAATTTAGCTAATGCCGGAAGTCTTTCGCTTACAGGAACATACTCAATAATTTTCATTGGCAAAACTTCTCCCTTTTCTTTAAACCGGCATAGTTCGTTAAATACTACTCCACTATTTCCACTCACGATTGCGTTTAATAAAGGCTTCGTGTAACTGTTGGTCGGTAACTTTTGGAGCGACCCTTGAGTTGTTGTTTGTATTTGATTTGATGAGTTCATCGTTCCAAGATTTATTATTTAAAAATGTTTCAGGGTTTTTACGAAATTGTTTGTCAGGAACTGATTGTTTGTAAAGTTCGATATAATTCATCGCATTTTCACGTTCTTGGTCAGTTAATTTATTCCACTTCTTTTTTAACTTTTCCTTAACTCCAACCTTTTTATCATAATCATTCCAAAACCAATCAAAATCAATATTAACTTGTTCTTGTTCTTTATCTTCTTCTTTTTCTTGTTCTTCTTCTTCTTTCGTATGTGTATCTATACTGTATATATACTCTATCAATACTCTATCTTTTACCTTTAATAACTCCTTTTCTATACAAGCGCGGACCTTTGGACTATTTGAGTCGTTATATTTACACCAATTCTTTAATGCCATTTCTTTTGTATGCTCGGAATAAATAACCTTACCTGTATTAATAAAAAATAATATTAACTTTTTTATTGTGTCGTCATTATAACCTGTATCGTAACACATTTGCTTAATAGTAATTTCGTAAATACCGCATTGTGTTGTTCGGTCATTAGTAAGTAAATACAAGTAAAAAAACTTTTGTTCAGGGGTTAACCCTTCCACAAATTCGTCTCGCCAAAATGTAACGTGGACTTTTCTAAATATCGCCATAAAATAAAAAAGGCTCTCGGCGTCCACACCAGTCGGATTGGTGCTTCTGCTTTGAGCCAATAAGTTTCTAATAGGTATCCGACACCTGTTGCAAATATACTATTTATTAATCAATAACTCAAACTCATTAATAGCTTTAAATATTTCAAAAGCTACCTGAGGAACTATTGCGTTTCCGTAGGCTTTGATTGACTCGTTTCGCCATTTAGAAAAGGTAATGCCGTCCAATGATCCGGAAAGCCCATCATTTCCTCTACAAATAGGGGATTGAGTTGGGAAGTTTTCCCATTTGGATTTATGTCCATCACCATTTGTTTCAAAGGATAATGTAGATTTACTCCTTTTTCTAAATGTCTTTTTTTCGCTGCTTTGTATGTTTCTGGCTTCCTCGCTGAAATCCAATCTAATGCCGATGGAGTCGGTAACATCATCGCTATTACGTGAGTTAGATACATCGCTCTCTTTTCCCCACCGTAATATTCTTTCCTCTTTTGAACTTGATCCATTGTTGGTATGTTCAATCTTGTTGTATTTGGAGTAGGCAACAAACCAAATTCGGTATCGTTGGTGCGGTGCGTTGACACTTGCAGCAGGAATAAGAAACGATTGGACTTCATATCCTTCGCTTTCCAGGTCATTGTACACCTCGTTGAATACCAACCCATCGTTCCAACTAACAAGTCCACGAACGTTTTCGCCAACAACCCATTTGGGTTTGATTTCTTTAATCGCTCTAAGCATTTCAGGAAAGAGATGTCTTTCGTCGGCCTTCCCAAGTCGTTTTCCTGCGCTTGAGTAGGGTTGACATGGAAATCCGCCTGTAAGGACGTCAACTGTTCCGTTGTGAATAGTGAAGTTTGTTTTAGTGATGTCATGATAAGATTTTGAATTAGGGAAATGGTGCGCTAAAACTTTTTGTCCAAATGGGTTCCATTCACAATGGAAAATATTTTCCCAACCTGCCCATTCAGCTGCTAAGTCAAAGCCACCAATTCCACTAAATAATGAAGCGTGAGTTAACATAAGCTATAACTTGCGAATGTTTTACCTTCCTTAGTTACATTCTTAGTTGCAATATTTACTCCTTCGTTTCTTAAATCAGCTATTCGAGCAGCTAACCTAAAGCAACCAAATTTATTTAATGCTTCGATTGGAGTAATTGATTTGCCTTTAATTAAATGATCCTGGATTTGTTGTTTTTGCGTTTTCATAGTTGTTGTTTTTAGAATGGTAATGAATTTAAATCCTCTTCCTCTTGTTTATTTACAGGAGTTGCGTATTCTTGTTTTGCTTCTGCCTTTGGCTTGTAGTCATTTGGGATAATGTTAAAGTCCGGCTGATTTTCCGCTTTCTTGTAAGGATTGCTCCACATTGAATAGCGTTGGCCATTAATAGCAAATTCAATTACTTCGCCTTTTGATGTTGTTTTTTTCCAGGCTCCGATTTTGTTTGTCTTTTCCATGTTTATTTGTTTAAAGTGATTACGAAAGATTGTTTATAAGATTTTAAAGGTATTTGTCCGCGCTCGAACTTTTTTCCGTTCTCTTCGATTTCTTTTTGTTCAGCTTTAAGAATATCGATTTGCGACTGCAATTCAGCCCACCTTTCCGAGTAAGCGCCATAATCGTACGTTTGAGTATCTTTAAGGCTTAAATTCGCTCCTAAATGGTCATACTTACCCTTTGGGCATTTGTCCAGGAAGTCAATAATATGATCCTCGCTTTTTGCCCTTAATGATTTAGTAAAGTTCTCCATTACTGCGATTTTAACCGCAATATCTTCGGCTTTCATTGTGCCTTCGGATAATTCATTGGCTACGTTTTGAGCCAATACTTCAATTTCGCTTTTAGAGGGTGCGATTTCCCAAATTGCAAGTGTGTTCATAGTTTTTATTTTAAGTGGTTTTTCTTTGAAGTAAATAAAGCAGTAATTGCTGTTGTAAGCAAATCCTTGTTTAGAATGTGTAATTGTGTAAGCTCGTTTAAGTTTTCGCAAAAGTCAATAGCAAAAGTTAAATCTGCTATATTCTTGTGCTTTTTAATGTATGCCGGAAAATCCTCTTTAAAGTGAGGCTTTTGTTTTTCTCCGGCTGCGTCCGTGTCTTTATCAGTTACTATACCTAAAGCAGCTGCCAATGCGTATCTGCGATAATAAGTAATTCCTGAGCCAAAACTTTGGTAATCGTTCATACCCTTTAAAGTTACTTGAGGAATAGGGCAAACTCCGTTAATATACTCACCTGTAATGGTGTGAAATATTGTTGTTTGTAATCCTTCACTAACTAAAATTTGAGTAAATCCTAAATTGTGTTTTTTTAGAAGCGGATTAATTACCTCTAAAATTTGTGGCAGGTCTGCATAGGTATAGCCGTACCCTGTTGTACCCTTGTGAATTACAGGGCAATCCTGTTGAAAATCTGCAATAGCCTTGAAAATGTTAATAAGGCTTTGTTGGTGTAAATAACTCATAACATTGGTTTTTGTTTAAATAATAATTAAAATTAAAGGTATTTTGTGAATAAATCAAACTATTTGGCATAATTTTTTTATCTCTTCCTGGTAGTCATTATCGTAGCGTAAACTTAATACCTCTTCGATTGTTTGACAAGCGTGTATTATGCTCGTGTGATCCCTGTGGAATATTCTGCCAATCTCTTTTAGGGTTAAGCCTGTTCGCTTCCTTAATAGGTACATACAAATAAATCTTCCTTTTACATAGCTTCTTAACCGGCATTTACCTTTTACTTGCGCTTGGGTAAGTCCGTAAAAGTCGCATACATCGTTAATTATTTGATTTGCGTGTTTCTGCTCGTTGTATAGCAGTTTGTTCATCGTTCGGCTTGGTGCGGTCCAATAACTCATATTGTAGTTGTTTTATTTTGTTTCGTAAATGTTCGTTCTCTATTTCTAATATTTGTATTTCTCTAATTAAAGAGTGTTTGTTGTCAATGTAACTCATAGGAATATATTTATTGGTAAATGGAATGAGTCGGTAATTTCGTAAAGTTCCAAGATTAATTTATGGTAGCTTTTAAGTATTCTTTTTTGTACTTCGTTCATTCTTGCTACCTTAATTAAAATGTCCTCTTCTTTAGACATTAATCTTACAGGCTCGTCGTTAATTCCTTTGCGCCATAAGGATAAATCCTTCTCAAATAAATACTGCCTGTGTTGAGCCTCTTTTAATAGTTCCAATAAAACAGTTGCTCTTTTGTGTAACTTTAATTGTTTCCCTTGATACATTAGCTTTTCCATAGTTTTAGGTTTTTAATCGTTAGTAATAAAAGTCATAAAATAATATTGGCTACCATCTACATTTTGACTTGGGTGGCATTTAGAGTCGTAAGCTGATTGAATTTGTTTGCGTTCAACATCTAAATACTTTTTAGTCATTTCGATAACTGTTTCAGGGGCCACTAAAAATGTTTGAGTTTTTAATAGTTCTAAATCTTCGATTAATCTTGTTAATGCGGTTTTCATAGTTATTTAGTTTAATATTTTATTGATTAATAAATTTATTTCTTCAATATCACTTACATAAGATTCGATAATTTTTTCTAAACCTCCTGATTGTTCGCAACGTTTAATTTGCGTTTCATAAACATTAATTTGAGTTTTTAAGGAAGTTATAATTCTTGCTACTTCGCTTGTTAATAATTCGATTTTCATAGTTTTTAGGTTTTAAAGGTTGTCGGCTAAGCAGCCAATTAATAATGAAACAATAATG